CAGCCCACGTAGACTTTTATGGTAGGAATCTAAGATTATTTAGTAAAGATGTCTCTTAGACTATCTTTCGATGGCAGCTGCTTATGCAGCCATAGATCCCGAAGACTCAGAGATTGTCTCAGTCTTTTCGACTAGATCTTCGGTTGAAGATGCTTGTGTCTTAGGGAAATAATTTTCTTTGATCGTTTCGATCTTTTCACGATAAGATTCTTCACTAACGAACTCAACACCTTCTGCGAGAGAGGTAAGCTTTTCTTTTTGTGTCTGGGCTAGACCTTCGGAAATTTCTGCAACAATTCCATTTTTAATATAAGTTCCGACTGTCTGATTTAGCTCAACGTTTGTTTCGATTTGCTCATTGAGTTTCTCTTCCATTTGATTTAGTTTCTCAGCCATTTCGCCAAGAACGTCATACTTATCTTCAGGGATATCGACATAATGTTGTTCAAAGAGGTTCTTGAGGCCAAGAATAAACTCTTCAGTCAAGTCACTGCGGAGACCGCTGTCAATAGCGATCTTGTTTTCGTTGATCCACTGCTCGGTTGCATACTCAAGGTGGGCTTCAACTTTGGTCTCTAGAGATTCTTTCATCTCCGAAACCTGTGCCTCTAGTTTTTCTTCGTAAGTCTTTTCAAGTTTCTCAACTTCTTCTACAACTTTTGCCTTAACAGCTGCTTCGAAGATAGTTGCTGCTTTGAACTTGAGCTCTTCCGAAAACTCTTCTCCACGGAGAAGTGCTTCAACGTCAGCGGAAACATCGATAGAAGATTCTTCTTCTACTTCTTCTTTAACTCCAGACTGACCAGGTGCGGAACCCTGAAGGGTTGGCATAGGATCAGGAGCACCAGCACCTTTGGTGACTACGTTGGAAAGTTTTGATGCCTTAGCGGATACTTTCTTACCAGGAGTTTCTTCTGTACCAGGTGAAGGTTTGGTGAGTGGACCGCCGAGATCTTCAGGAGTACCAGTTTGACCTGGAACTGTATTGTCAATCTTTGGCATTGCGTCAGCAGGTTTCGCGTTCGCGGTAACCTGTTGCTCTTCTAATTCAATATTTTTATCGGACATGGGATTCCCTCTAAAGAAAATGGTATTTTCTACAAATATTTATGAAATTTGGATGTTACGTAGTAGACTCTCAAATACTTTTAATTGTCTTTCTACTAAGTCATGTTGCGGAGAATTATCAATATATGATTTAGCTTCTGAGAGTTTAGCTTCTTGCCAAATTCCATTGGACCAAATCCACTCCACACCCTCCATGATTCCCTCTACGAAAGCATCAGGAGCGGAAGGATCTGCCACAATATCTGCAGCAGTCGAAAGCATAAAATCGTCTTTGACAACATTCATGTCGCCTTTTCTTTCAATAGAACCTAGTCCTCTTGAAGATACTCCGAGTTTTACACCCTCATCAAGTAGATTCTTTGCGATTCTACCCATAGGTGTTTCAAGAAGTTTTGCTTTACCAATGAAGTTTTTACCTTCTGATTTTAGCGAAACAATCTTGTGCGAAACACGATCGAGATTGATGGTTGGACCATCGGGATGACCCAACTCACCCAAAGCCCTACCCTTCTGAATATAGTTTTCGTCATATTTCATAACCTCACGGTTCAACGTATCATAAGGATACATTCTTCCGTTACGATTCTTGATGTCGGACTGAAGGAATACACCTTCAATAAAGTGTGACTTCTTACCGCTATCAGAATCTTCGGTAATGAATTTAACGTCTACAATTTCTTCTGAGATAAGTTTCATTGCTCGGATGTCTCCTCGGGTTCCTCTGGATTTTCATCAGTTAGATTTACTTCCGTACCCTGATCGTTTACACTATCTGGGTCAAAGAAGTGTTTCGCAATTTGCACTTTACGTGCTTCAAGCTCTTCGGAACTTTTTCCGTAGAGAGCATCATAAATTTTTTCATTAGCATTAATGTGATTTTTATCTAAAATCGCATCAACAATTTCTTTTGATACAGTCATAATAACTCACTTTTTTTATTATTTATCAAATATTCCCTTTGTTATAATCAGAAGGGGAAATTGCTGCAGCAAAAGCACTGTCTAGATCAGATCCTGCTTCCGCATCTGCACCACCCCCTCCACCAGGAGCTGGTTGTTCTCCACCCATCTGATCCATCATTTGCATTGGATCTTGAATGATTCCGAGTTTTTGTTCTTTCTCAATTTGTAGATCCATTTCTTCAATCTCTTCATCAGTGAATTGAAGAACTTGCTTACGAATGTATTCAACAGAGAAATACTTACCTATATAGGGTTCCATCAAACCAACAGAATTTAATCTTTCAGTAAGAATTTCATTATTTTTTAATTCGGTAAAATGATTATCAAAGATATAATCGTACTGAATATTTTCTTTGAGATCATCCCAATCTTCAAGAGTCATAATACCCTTGAGAACAAGTTGAGTCTTTAGAAGATCATGGAATAGTTCTGAGAACTTCTTACGTAGACGACCAACAAATTTAGCAAACTTAAGTTCGTCGCGAGTAATTTCGTTTGTTCTACCAATAGTAAATGAAGATTCTTGTTCTAGTCTTGAGAGAGGAATGTTGAGAGACTTATAAAGTTTCTTCTGGAAGTACTTAACGTCTTCTAGTTCTCCAAGATTTTGTCCACCAGGTAGTGTAGAAATTTCTGTACCACGACCACCTTCTCTACGTGGTAACCAAAAGTCCTCAAGCATGCTCATGTGCTTGCGATCATCACGAACTTCGCCAGTGGCAGAGTCATAAACTAGTTTATTACGATAGCGATTCATAACCTCTCTGAGGTATTGTTCCGCTTTCATCTTTGGTAGATTACCAACGTCAATGTAGAAAATTCTACGTTCTGGAGCACGTGATAATCTGTAAATAACGAGTGAGTCTTCAATCATGCGGAGTTGATTTACCGCTTTAATTGCTTTATGCAGGAAGGATAGAACACTATTTCTATTGTGATCCATCAATCCAGAGTTAACAAAAGTAATTGCATCAGAAGCAATTTTTAAACCTTTTGCTTGAGTAGATTTATAACCATGTGGGAAGTACATATAATATTCCAGTACTTCACCGTAGTCATATTTTTCACCTGCTGGACCTCTTTCAACTACAGCAAGTGCATCTTTCTTCTTAACTACTTCTCTAACTTTCTTAATTTTTAATGCGTCAATATATCTTAATTCCTTAATTCCATCTTGAGGATTTTCAAAATCAATCATTTTGTGATAATGAAGTCTACCATCAATATACCAACGACGGAAGATATCATGACATCTTTTATCAAAATCCAATAAACGTAGGATATATCTAAACTCTTCTCTAATTTGTTTTTTAATTTTTTCACTAACCTCTAGGTTAGATAATTCAATATTTACAGGTGCAAAATCTAAATCACTACTAATAGATTCATTAATAATATCATCAATAGCACTATCGCATTCTGGATGAAGTGCTATCTCCCTATATTTTTTGATTAGATCAAAATCATTATTATTTTTAGGAATACCGTCAATATCTACATACTGACCAAAATAGGCACCTGCCGCTACTACGGAGGTGCCGTCATCATTATTGGGAGGAGCGGGCGAGAAAAGTTTTTCTTTCTTCTTACGCTCCTCAATAGAAAATCCAAACAATTGGGACATAGTATAATAATGCGTTTAGTCTTCCTACTATTTATCAGGAATCAAACGTTAGTATCTAGAGAGGGGTTGGAAACTTCGTAGTAGTTATACTGGAATTCAACCGTGAACTCTTCGATCTGATCATTCGATTCGTAGGAAAGATCAATCGCAGATAGTGATGAAGGCCATGCATCATAGAACTTATATGCACGAACAACATCCATACCGTCCTGACCAGCCGCAGTCATTGACTGAGGTGTTTTGTTTGGTGTCATCTTGTCTCTGCTGAGTTGGAATACCTCAAGATCAACACAGTAACCAGGGAAGTCATCACCATAACCGAGTTGTGATACGTTCTCGGTTAAAGCGTTGATACCTCTTGACCATGTTTCGAATGCCTTACGGATTCCAAACTCACCATCATTGATGACGGTAACTGACCATGGTTCGAAGGTTCTGTCTCCAGCAACCTTCATCATTCTACCTCTGAAAGGAACATCAATAGTTCCGATTGTAGAAGCAGGTAGTTGAGCAGTCTTTACAAGAAATTCTGCTCTTTCAGTCATTGCGATTGAAGCGTCAACCGCACCAATGTCAGCAATCTGATTTAGTGTGGTTGGGAAATTGAGGCGGACCAAGAACAGATTGGGCCTGGCGCCTCCATTAATTAGTTTAGTTTTAAACTCCGAAATACCTCTTGCCATTTTTCTTTTCTCCTAGTGTTTTTGTTATAAAGTAATGTTAAAAATTAGTTGATTATTTCACTGAAGGAAGCACCAGTTCTAGTTGCAACGAACGTGATGGTGATGAAGTTAATCGAGCGAGCAGGTTTGATGTAGATTTCAGCAACTAACTCGTTTCTGTCAATGACATCGGCGGTGTTGTTTGTAGAATCACAAACAACCAAGAAGTCATAGATACCTCTTCTACCTTGAACACCTCTGAGATAAGGTTCAACTGCTGCTCTGAATCCAGATCTTGTTAACTCATCGTTAATTTCGAAGAGTTGATACTTGGAGAAGTCAGCAATGTTTTTCTCAAGTTCAATAAATAGACGACGAACGTTAATTCTGTCGAATGCACTAGGAGATGCAAGAGCAGTCTTATCACCAAATAGTACGATACCTTCACCAGGGAATGCAACTACTGGGTTAATTCTATTTGTATAGAGTCTATCTCTTTCTGCTTGTCTTGGTGAATAAGCAAGTTTGGTTGCACTACGGATCTGACCTCTGTTGTATCCTGCAGGAGAGAACCAAGTTTCGGAGTTGATTGTAGTACTAATGCAGAGACCAGCAACATCAGCAGCACAAGGAACATAACGATAAACATCGTTATACTTGTCATAGATGTACTTATAACCAGAATCGTAAATTGCGTATGAAGTGCTTGGTAGAGTCTGGAAGAAAGAAATAATGTCGTCTGTCTTCTTAGTAGAAGTGTTGGAATTAATTACATCTTCTCTTTCAGGAGAAATAGTAACAACACAATCCTTTCTGGATTCTGCGATGTTAATTAATCTTACTGCAACAGATGCAGAAATATGACCAGGAACCAAGAAGTCAATGTCACCAAAAACTTCTGGATCTTCTACTAGACCATAACCAGAAATAATACCATCTCTTACAGATTGGATTGCACTATCACTTGAGTAGTCATAGTTTGCACCACTCTTTAACTTTCTACCTTCTGTAGATGCACCGTTTGCAAATGAGAATAGTTTGAAGATCTTATTCTGACTTGCATCACCCAAATCACCAGCGGAAGTTGTTGATGGGTGACCAACAAGTGTTAACAATTCAGTATTTGCATCAGTAGCAAAATCACTTGATCCAGCATAAACGTACTTAGAACCATCTCTTACAACAGTTCTCCAATACTTGCTTTCTCCTTCAGAGGACTTACCGTCAGATGCTTTAGAGACATAAGTTAGAGTTTCTAGTACAGTACCAGGTACTCCAGAAACATTTCCATCTGTATCTACAACTGCGATATGG